TTGAAGCCAAACGACTTCAGGTTGGTCGGGGTGCCCGCCGAGGCGATCGTCGCGCCATAGACCTTCGCGGTGAAACCGGCGGCGGAGTCGCCCAGGGTGCACGGCTGCGGTGTCGTCGTGGTGCCGTTGCCCGTCGTCGTGTGGCCGCGGATCACCCGGCAGCGCACCCACTCCTCCTGTGCCTCCTGCACCTCGGAGGTGACGTAGATGCCCATCCCGATCAGCTCGATCGGCTTGTCGGTGCCAGCGTCGAGCTCGAGCAGGTCGACGTCGCCGTCGGCCGTGGCGATCGTCTGGTTCTCGACCTCGACCGTGAAGACGCTAGGCACGTCCGCGCCTATCGGCCCGCCCGGTTAGCGGAACGTGAGGAAGCGGCTCGCGCGACGCTGGCGACGGAGGACAGGGCCGGGGGCGGCGCCAGAGACCTTCGCGGACGCCCCGGAGCCGACCAGACCAGCGACGCCGGCGCCCGTGTCGGTGTAGACGAACGGCCCGGTGGCGTACTCGGTCAGCGTCACCGGGAAGGTGATGTACGTGTCCCCCGAGGCGCCGGCGCTGGTGCCGCCGTAGTAGGTCGTGACGGTCTGGGAGGCGCCCATCGCCGCCGTCGGCATGTCATCGATGTAGAGCCGGATCCGGAGCCGCTGCCCGTTCGTGATCGCGAGGTCGTCCCCGGAGACGTTGACCGTCTCGGCCGCCTCGGCCGTGTTGAGCTCCCCTGTACGCCCGTTGTTGGCGCTCGCGCACCACGACGCCCACACCGTCGGGCTGGTGCCGTCGCCCGCGACACGGGCGATCTCGACGCGGAGCGAGGCGTTCGCGGCGATCGCGGACTCGAGCGCCCGGATGTTCGCCTCTGCCAGTCCGGTCAGCGTCACCGCCTGGAGTGGCCTGGTGAACCAGTCGACAACGGTGCCCCCAGCGGTGTCGGTCACCTGCCTCGGGGTGGTGAACCCGGCCGCCGTGTTCGTCACGTCGTTGACGACACCGCTGCCCCGACTTGTCCATGCTTCCCGGTCGACCGAGGCGGTCGCGACGGCGGAGGCGGTGTCGGTCAGGTAGAGCCTGGTCGAGACGGGCTGATAGACGATGAACGTCAAGTCCTTAGTGGCGTCCTCAATCCAAAGCAGCGGCCCACTCTGACCAACTGCCGACGATCCGCCCGCGTAGAGGTTGCTAGCACGACCGGCACGGGGGACATTCGCACCATCAAACGCACCCGATCTCGAAAGAACGATCCAGTACAGCGTCGATGGAGTCGTCGCATAGGAAAGAGCGAAACTCCACCATGCTGGTGTGACAGCACTAAGACTCGCTGCTGACATGCTTTGCGAAGCAAGAACGGTGCCTGACGGAACCCCGGAAGCATCCGACTGTAGTTCGACGATGACGTTGTCGGTTGGGGTGCCTCCTTTTGAAAGCCACAGTTCGACCCGACTGATCGGGCCAAGCGCGGTAAAGGACTGCGCTAGATACGCCTGGAAGCTCGCGGTCCCGATATTCGCCTGGCCGTCCGCTGCGCTGCTCTGGGTGATCGAGGCAACCTCGCCGACGCCGCCCCCCGACTCGAACGTGATGTTCTCGGTGAACGTGACGTAGCTGTCGCCCGAAGACCCAATGCTGACCGTATCGAAATAGAAACTGGTCGGCCCAATGGCATTGGCAGCCATTGTTCCTGCATCGTCGATAAAGACCCGGATGCGTAAACGATCGCCACGATTGAGCGTTTGCGCTGTGTAAGCGCCCGAAGTCATACCCGTCGTAAAGTTCTGGACCGTCCCGCCTGCCGTTGTAGCAAGCTCCGTAGTGCGCGTGCTCTTCACGATCTGCACGATCGCGTTATCCGTCGCACGAATGATGTCGATGATCACGTTGATCGCAGCATTGTCGGTCATGCTGTTCTCAAACGCCCAGAGGTTCGCGGTGACCGTGCCGGAAATGGTTACGTCCGCAGCTACAGGCTCGGAAATCCATTCGACTGGAACGGACGCGATTTGCATTTCAAGACCGTTGGTTGGCCCGTTCACAGGATTCACGTCGGCATTGTCGGGAGCGCTAGTCCCAATCGAGGTACTCAGTGCCCTCGGAGTCCAACCTGATGCAGTTCCATCCAACTTCGCAGTATTCGTTCCCCTATGTGTAGAAGGGAGCGTCGAACGAAGATATAGTTGCGTCGCCATCTAGTGCCACGGCCTCCAGGCCCGTCGCTCCGCGTTCAGGTTGCGCTGCCCCGGCCAGCCGTCGACTCGGAACCAGAGCCGCTTCCACAGCGGCGTCTGCAGCGTGTCGAACCGCTGCTCGTGATCGGACACCTTTCGCTCGAGCAGCTCGACCTTCGTGTTCAGCGAGAGCAGCAGTTGCTGGTCGGTCATCGTCCCACCCTCCGCCGGCGGGATGTGTAGAAGCTCTGGCCTTCCGCTACCGCTGAGACAAGAGCCTCAAGGATTGCGCCACTCGTCCCCGTGCCTCCTGTTCCCGTCAGCGTCGGCGTGAACGATCCGGGGACGCCAAGCACGGTGCCGTAGGCCAGCACGCACCAGTCGCCGCCCGCGCCGGAGAGGACTGTTTGCGCGGCGATCACCATCGTCGAGCCGTTGCCGAACGTCATCGCGCCGCCGTTGTCGGTGCCGACCATCATCAAGACCAGCTCGTCGTCCTTGACGGGCGTCATCGCGTCCCCCGCGCATCCGTTCGCCCCGGTCGGGATCGGGTCCAGGTAGTTGTCGTCGTTGTCGTCGATCGTGAAGCCACCGCCCAGCCCGAGCGCGTACGCGAACTCCGCGATCACCACGGCGTCGAAGCTGCCGGTGTCGAACGTGCTGACGGTGTTCGCGCCGCTTGTTGGTGCAACGCCTCCCCACAGGCTCAACTTCTGCTGGTTCGTCGTCAGGAACGCAGGTCGGAGCGCGCTGTAGACGGTGCCGCGCGAATCCGTCGGCGCGGGGATCGTCGGGTTGGTCGCACCGTCGACCTCGAGCGCGACAGCAAGGAACGAGCCCGCCGCGACGTTCGAGTCGAACGCCAGCGTGCCCGCGCCGATCTGCGCCTTCGACTGGGTCAACGACCAGTTGGTCGGCATCAGTGCCCGAAGCTGCCGACGAGCCGCCTAGCCCTTAGCCCGTCAGGACCCAGGACGGCGTGACCTTGATCACGTCGTTCGTGTTGATCTGCACCGCGGTCGTGTCGTCGAAGTTCGCGCCGAACCAGACGACGCCCGCCTGGGCGGTCGCGCCCGAGCAGATGATGAAGCCGTTCGCGGTGCCCCACTGCGCGGTCGCGGTCGCGAACGTCACCTGCGCCGCCGCCGAGCCTCGGCCCGACTGGGTGGTGCCGACCGTGCCCCACGAGGAGCTCGAGATCGTCTGGCGGACGTACGCGCCGGTCGCGGCGAACTCCGACCATGACGCGATCACCGCGGCCGAGGTGCCGACCGTGGAGGCGGTGAAGGCCGAGAACAGTCCGAGCCAGGTGTTCGCCGGCCCCGTGGCGCCCTTCGGGTAGCCAGCGTAGATCAGGTCCAATCCTTCGTTCGGGAAGATCTCAGCCATCTCAGCGCCTCCTCAGGCGACGGGGTACAGGTTCGGTGGGGCCGCCCCTTCGACGCGGCAGCGGAAGCAGAACCAGCGGTCCTTCGTCAGGAACAGGATCGAGCGCGTGTTGCCGCAGTGGGCGCAAACGGTGACCATCGAGATCAGCTCGCCGCGCTCGTCGAGCAGTGGCGCGTCCGGGTGCCCCTGGATCTCCAGGACGCTAGACACCGGCGGGCTCCTGCTCCTCGACGGGCATGAACATGTGTCGGAACCGCTCGTCCATCGTCGTGAACTCGGTCAGCGCGCCCCAGCGGCCCTCGTGGAACATCGGCCGCACGTTGAAGATCCCGAGGTGGCCGATCGTCACGTCGGAGGTCGCGAAGATCCGGAAGTTGTGGTGCTTGCGGATCCGGGTGCAGAAGGTGACGTCCTCGTTGAGAACCACCTGCCGGCCCTTCCAGTCCATCGTCGAGAACCACCAGGGGTCCTCGACCTCGTCGATCACATGGCGCCGGATCAGCATCCCGGCGCTGCCGGCCGCGTCGACCTCGAACACGCCCGTCTCGGGGACGTTCTCCCACTTGATCGGGTCGAACAGCGGGTTGCCGTCCTCGTCGAACGCCTCGAGCTCATCGAAGAGGACGAGAGACCAGGGCGGGTTCCGCTTCACGCAGAGCGGCACCAGCACGTCGATCTCGGGATGCTCGTCCATGACCCCGAGCATCCGCATCAGCGTGTCGCCCGGCCAGACGTGATCGTCGCCCATGATCCACAGCCAGCGGTCCTCAGGGCGAACCTGGCGGAAGATCTGGTTCAGGTTCTCGGTCACCGACGCGGAGCACATCGCCGACAGATAGGTGTTCGGCGGCTGCTGCGTCCCGCACAGCGAGACCGTGAACAGCACGAAGCGCCCCACCTCGCTGGTCGGGAGCGCGATCGTGCCAGGGGACTCGCTCAGGAGCTCCACGGTCGCGCCTATCGGCCGTCTCGACGACGCGCGCCCAGACGTGAAGGATCCAGCGTCCGTCGCGCATCGTGTCGACGTGCTGGAGGTAGACCGGCACCTCGTTGACGTGCGTCATCCCGCCCGAGAGGAGCTCGCGTGCGAGCCCCTCCGAGCAGGCGAACTCCTGGTAGCCGATGTACTCCAGCCGCTCGACAGGCGGCCAGTCCACTACCCCGAGCTCGAGGACTTGCTGGCCGTCTTCGCAGCGGCCGGCGCTGCGGCACCCTCGGCGGGGCCGACGACGCTCGGATCCGGAACGGCCTCGTGGTATGCGACCTCGGCCTCCGCGACCGCCTGCCGCTGCGCGTCGAGCGCCTCGGCAACAGCGCCGCTAGCACCCGAGACCGCCTCGGCGAGCTGGTCGTGCGCGTCGTTACGGGCCTTGATCTGCTCGCGTGTGCCGGGCGCGGTGTCGCCCCCGTCGTGCGCGTACTGGTTGACCTCATCCATCAGGAACCTCCGCTTTGTCTTCGACTACGGGGGCACGCAACGCCTTGTCCTGCGCTCGGCGCCGCGCCTTCTCCGTCGGGGCGACATCCGCGTTGTCGCGGAGCTGGAGCTGACCGCCCACGATCTTCAGCTCGACACACACCTGCTCGGGGATCACCGCGCCGATCGGGTAGGCGAGCCTGAGCACGCCCGCGGCGTCCGGCAGCCAGATCTGCTCGGAGGCGATCTGACTGCCGGGCGGAACCGCGACGCCGGCGGGGACGATCACGACCCCTGGCCCGGCGTAGTGCGTGTACCCCTTGCAGGTGCCGTCGGGGGCTCCGCAGACAGGACAGTCCACACCGGTCTAGATACCCGTGACCTTGACGAACGCCGTCGGCCGCTCGACCGCGAATCCGTACCGGCCCTCGGCCAGGATCACGATCATGTTGCGGACGAAGAAGTCCGAGTGGCTGTCGGACGTCAGCACCGAGACTCCGTCGCGGACGTAGAGCACGGCCCGGCGCCAGTCGCCGACGAGCGCGGTGCCCGCGGCGATCGTCTGGTCGAGCACGACCCGCAGTCCCCAGAGCGCGTCCTCGCCGGAGGCGTAGGGCGGCCCGAAGAAGTAGTCGCCGCTCGTCGCCGACTTCGAGAGCCGGATGTCCTGCCAGTCGGCGGGGTTCATCACGATCGCGGTCGGCTCGAAGAACGCCGTCCGCACAACGGTGATCGCCTTGAACACCGCGTCGGCAGCCGAGTCGGTGCCGATCGCCTGCGTGCCGATGCCGGCCGTGTTCAGGACCCCGGCCAGGTTCGGGGCGATCCCGTCGCCGTTGATCATCTGGGTGTTGACGCGGCGCAGGACGCCGTCGACGAGCTCGTCGTCGATGATCCCGCGGAGCATCGGCATGTCGGCGAGCGCCTGCCGGGTCGCGGGGATCCAGTGAGCGATCGTCCGGATCGGCGTGTTCTCGACCACGAACGTGATGGCCGACTCGGGCTTCGTGCCGGACGTGCCGGTCGTCGCCGTCGCCTCCGCGACCTCGGCCGCGTTGTTCGTCGTCGCCGAGTGGCGGACCCACTCGACCGTGCTGCCGTCCGACACCTCGCGCACCGTCACGAGCTGCGCGATCTGGAGGTTCTGCCGCAGCACCGGCAGGAAGCCGGGCAGACGGATGTTGCGGAGGAGCTGCGTGCCGGGAGCGCCGCCCCCGGTGAGCAGCGTCTTCAGCTCGGTGTTGTCGAGCACCCGGATCGGGGGCAGGTGCGGCCGTGCGCTCTCCGAGCCGGGGTCCCAGCTCGCGCGCATCGCCTTGTACTGCGCGCTCGAGGTGACGCGCTCGCCGGCGCTGATCGACTCGTCGCCGCCGTCCGCCTTGTTCTCGTGGTCGTCCTCGTCGCCGGGGTCGCTGTTGCCGTTCAGCCTCGGCCCGGCCTCCATCTCGACGGCCTTGCGGTAGGCGTCCTCGTTCTTGCCGTGCTCGTCGACCGCCTTCAGGTACGGGTCGTAGAACTCCGCCTTCAGCTTGTCGACGGCCTCGGCCTCGGAACCGGCCTCCTCGACCCGCGCCTTCTCGTCGCTGAACTGCGCCCAGAGCTTCTGGACGTCGGCCTTCGACTCCTCGTAACGCTTCTTGAGCGTCGCGTTCATCGCTTCTCTCCTCCGCTCGGGACCGGGGGTTGGGTGGCGTGTCGCGGAGGGAACCGCCACGCCGGGATCGCCTTGGCTTCTGCTGAGGGGGTTGGCTCCGGCGCCGGCGGGGCCGGCTCGGGCTCAGGGTCGGGCGCCGGCGGATCGGGCTCCGGCGTCGTGGTCGACTTCGTCACCGTGAACGTGTACGAGTCGCTGTTCCCCGACGACGCCCACGTCGCCGGCACGTAGATGCCGTTGAACGTCTCGAAGCCCGACGTGGCCTTCGGCGCCTGGACGAGCCCCGTCTCCTCGTTGATCCCTCGCAGACACGGGCCGACCTCGTGGATCGGGAAGAGCGACTTGAGCTCGCGAATCCTCGAGCCCTTCTCGAACGACTCCTCGGCGTCATCGACGTCGTAGGCGAACGAGAACTGGCGCAGCGCCGGCGGACGCCCTTCCCGCGACTTCATCGCGGTGTAGACCATCCGCGCGTACTCGTGGTCGTCCTCTTCGTCGACGAACAGGCGGCCCTTGACGGTCAGCCCCTTCGACGTCGAGCCCCAGTCGATCGTCTCGCCGATCGGCGGGATCTTCCACTGGTGGAACCAGACCACCGGCGGCGGCGGCTGCTCCTCGATCGCCTTCGTGAACGCGCCCTCATGGACACGGTCACGTACGCGATCGACGTTGCCGAAGACCGAGACCAGCGCCTCGAACTCGCCCTTCGCGCCCGCCGCCTTCACTTCACTCAGCGGAAATGCCTTCGTCTCCATCGGCCGCGCCTATCGGCGGGCCATCCGTCGGGCGTGTCAGGATCCCGCCGTGACCACCGAGCGTCAGGCGCTCGACCGGCTACTCGCCGCTCACCCCGACTGGGATCTCATCCGTGTGAGTTGGATGACGCCCGAGGACCGGATGTTCGTTAGTCCGTGGCTGATCGTCGTCCTTGGGCAACGCTCCGAGGACGGGTCAGAGGCGTGGGCGCACCACCGCTACGCGATCTGGAAGAAGACCGGTGCGATCCACGGCATTCAGGACGACAACTCGGTCACCGACGACCCGTTGCCGATCTAGCTCGCGCTAGGATCGGCCGAGCGGGGATAGCTCAGACGCCAGCTACGATCCGGCACCCAACGGCGCCGAAGGTTGTCCGGGGAGCAGAAGAGCAAGGGGAGCGCCCTAGGTCGCGGCTTGGCAGACCGCTCCCCGCTTCGGCCGCTAGCCAGCGAGCGGCGGCGTTCCGACCGGAGTCGACTCGTTCGACGGGATCCGCCCGTCGAGCGCCACCATGTTGAGCGGCGCGTAGAGCGCGTCGGCGCCACGGTCGTTGACCGGCGGCAGGTTCTCGAACGCGCGCACCTCGTTGCGGGTGATCCAGCCCGCCACCAGCGACTGCGAGTACGCCAGGAAGCGCGACTCCAGGTTGCCCTTCAGCACGTCCGCCATGTCGAACTCGACGAACGTGCCCTCGAAGTCGAAGAAGCGGGAGATGAGCTGCGTCGAGAACACGTCCTCGACCTGGGTCGCCTCCGGCCCGAGCGTGTCCATGTAGAAGCCGCGGTGCGCCTCCTCCACGTTCGAGAACGTCGCCCGATCGAGGATCCCGATCTGCGTCGGGTCGACGTTGTAGGTGGCCGCCACCTCCTCGCGATTCAGCTTGCGGCTCATCACCAGCTCGGCTTCCTGCGCGGTGTGCGTCACCGACTTCAGGTCCGCGCCGCCCTCCAGCAGCATGTTGCCGCCACGCGTGTCAACACCCGTGTTCTGCTGGCGCAGCTTCGCCTCGAGCTCGCTGCGCTGCTGCGGCTGCAACCGGCCCGGCACGACATACGCGGTCGCCGGCCGCATCCCGTTACGGAACGACGAGATCGACGCCCGCTGCGCCGCGTCCTCCAGCGTCAGCGTCCGCGCCAGCGGCTGCAGCGGGCTGATGCCGGCGATCCCATCGATCGAGGCGGCGCGGAAGTGGAGCACCTCGTCGGGCAGCCATGTCTTGCGGACAGCGCCCGTCTCGACCCGGTAGCCGGCGATCGGGGTCGTCTTGCCGCGCAGGATCTTCACCTGCGCCCAGTCGACCGGCCACAGCGCGACCGGCGGAGCTCCCATCTGCTGCGACTGCTCCTGCACCAGCAGCGCGTTGCCGTGCACGAGCTTCTGGATCATCACGAACTCGACCATCGAGTACTGCGAGCCGCCCGGCCACGGCGTCCGCAGCAGCGACGCGAGCGGGTGCTCGCGCAGCCGCTGCCGCGAGCCCGACGCCTCGTCGAGCTCGTACGCCTTCAGCGGCAGCCGCGCCAACGCCTTCGCGATCTTGTTGACGACCGTGTACACCCACGGCTGCGTCCGATAGAGCGTCTCGTAGGCGGTCGCGCCGAGCGTGCCGACCAGATCGATCGTCCGGTCCTCGACGACCTCCACTCCGGAGTAGGCGTTCGTGCCGGCCAGCGGCCACGCCTTCTGGCCCTGCGGCGTCACGTACACCGTCACGGCAACGCCCTCACGATGAACGCCACCTTCGCGAGCGGGATCAGGATCTCGCCCGACAGCTCCTGCTCCGCCTCGCCGAGCAGAGCTCGAGCGTGCGCGAGCGCGAGCGCGTCGTCGTAAACGCCGATCACGACGCCCCGGAAGGTGTGCCCGTCCGAGGTCGTGACGACCGCCGTCTCTCTGGTGAGTCGCCTGAGCGCGCTACCGCGAAACACATCGGCGGCGCCTATCGGAAAGCTCGCCCGCTTGAACACGTCCGCCGCTGCAGGTACACTGCAGGTGTCACGGTTCCCGATTCAAGGAGGTAGGAAGTGAGCACCACGATCCAGCTTGAGGCGCACGCCCCGGACGAGCTGCCGGCGCCGACCGAGAAGGTCCGCTGGCACATCGCCGGCGACTACTGCGGCATCCCTCTCGTCCAGATCGAGGGCGAGCGCGACGACGTCGTCGGCTTCGTCCTCGACCACTGGGGCGAGGACTTCTACGCCTGGGGGCTCGACGAGACCCCCGAGACCGACGAGGCCGTCGACGCCGCCGTCGACGACTTCCTCGCCCAGCACGCCGTGCCGGCACAGCTCCTCGCCGAGGCCGCCCGGCTCGGCGTCGACGTCGAGGTCGAGCGGTTCGACCCGTACTTCCTCGCCAAGATGCTCGCCGAGATCAACGCCGTCCCCGAGGCAGAGCGCGCCGCCGCCGTCCGCGCCGTCAACGACGGCTCCACCCCCGCCGACCGCGCCTCGTACTGATGCCCTGGTATCACGGCACCACCCACAAGCGGTTCAAGCCCGGCCAGATCGTCGTCCCCGGCCGCAAGGTCGGGCAGAACTCCAACTGGTCGGTCTTCTCCGAGAACTACGCCCGCAAGCTGGAGTCCGGACGCGTCATCGCGATGGGCGACGTCGTCTGGATCACCTCCGACCTCGACGAGGCGATCGACTGGGCGCACCACTCGACCCTGAAGGCGCTCCCGTCCGAGATCCGGAAGATGCCGGCCGGCGGGATCGCCGTCTACGAGGTCGAGCCCGTCGAGCTCGACCGGCCCGTCGAGCAGCACTCGCAGGCCGCCGCCGAGGCGATCTGCGCGAAGGCGCGCGTGCTCCGCGAGGTGCACTTCGACCCGTTCCCCCTCGACCTCTGCGACGAGGGCTGCGGAGAGACCGCGACGATCTTCCGCGACGACGAGCAGCTCTGCGCGACCTGCGCCACCTGCCGCATCTGCGGACACGTCCACCTCGACTGGCAGCCGTGCCCCGACCCGAAGGAGGCGCGATGACCCTGCCACCGGAAGCGCGGGCAGGCTTAGAGCGGGCATGGCTGCAGATCCTGCGCGAGCGCCATCCGGACGTGACCTGGCGGATCGCTCGACGCGAGCTCGTGATCGAAACCGAGGACAACGCCGGCCGCCCGATCAACGTCTACCTTCACCCGAACGCCGGCTACCAGATCTACCACGACGGCTGGCGCATCGCGACCCGCAAGACGAAGCGTGGCGCGACCGCCGTCGTCGAGCGCGCGAAGACGCGCGCACAGGACGCCGCGGCTATGCGGGAACCGTGACAAGTCCCTGCCTCTAGCCACGGCCAGAACGGCCCTCGGAAAACGGGGGCCGTTCGCGTTACAGGAACGTGATGTCCGGCGCCACCGCGAGCTCCTCCGAGGTGGCGCGGTCGTACGAGATCACCGCGCCCATCGCCAGGTCGATCTTGCGCTTCGAGGAGCGCGACTCCTTCGTGATGTAGGCGCCGTCGGTCGTCTCCTTCACGATCGCGTTGCCGATGTGTTCCGCCAGCCGCGGGTTGCCGTCATGCGTCAACTGCCGGTTCACCACCGCCGTGAAGAACTTCGAGCAGGCCGCCGACATCCGCTTGCGCTGCGTCGTCTCGTAGCGGACGACAGGCGGCGCCCCCCACCGCTCCTCCCAGTCCTCGATCTCCCGATGCCAGCCGGGCGGGTCGCAGTCGAGCTCGACGACGTACCAGCGGTCGAAGCACTCCTGGATCGTCTCCTCCACCTCGCGCCGCGGCACCACCCACTGCTCGCGCGTGTCCGGCCGCGCCCACTCCTTCACCACGAAGATGTGCGGCACCTCGCCGAGCAGCGTCCCCACCAGCGCCGTCGAGTCGTTGTTGTAGGAGCCGTCGAAGCCGAGCACGATCGACTCGCCGTCGGGGACCTCACGCGTCTCGTCCGCGCACGCCGCCCAGGCGCCCGCTGGCAGCCACGCCGTGCGGCCGGCCGCCCACACACAGCCGTGGAGCTGCAACACGTCCGCGTCCGACAGCTCCGGGTTGTTCGCCTGGCGCTCGAGGTACTCCTCGGTGATCCACGAGGCCGGGTTCGCGAGCTTCATCGCCTTCACGTCGTACGGGTCGTTCGTCGGCGCCTCGTGGTTGTAGACCAGCATCCGCGCCTCGGTCAGCCGCGACACCTCGAGCCCCGGCCGCACGTCGAGCGACGGATCCTTCTTCGCCGCGTCGAGGATCTCGCCGAGGATCGACGACTCCCGGTCGCGCGCCTCGCCCGCGGTCGTGATCGACACCACCTGCGGCGCCGAGCGCGCGCCTCCCCCCGTCGTCAGCGCCGCGAACGCGCGCCGCAGCGACGGCGTCACCCACTGCGCCAGCTCGTCGGGGATCACCAGCGTCGGGTTGTAGCCGTGCAGCCGGGCCGGGTCGGACGCGACACGGTAGATCACGCCGGCGCCGTCCTCGCGCCGGATCTCGCCCACGTAGTCGCGCACCCGGCAGAGCTGCGACAGCACCGGCGAGCGTCGCACGAACGTCGCGCACGCGTCGAACAGCCGGCCGGCCTGCTTGTCCGAGCTCGCCGCGAGCAGGATCTCCGGCGAACCGCCGGACGTCAGCAGCCGGTAGACCGCGTAGGCGGCGAGCAGCATCGTCTTGCCGTTCTTGCGCGGCATCACGATCACGATCGAGCGCCACACCGGCCAGCCGTCCGTGTCGTAGGCCAGCACCTCGCCCATCAGCTCGCGCTGGAACGGCTCGAGCGCCAACGGCTTGCCGTCCCACTGGTCGACCGACTGGATCAGGTGTTCGTCGCAGAACTCGGCGAAGTGGTCGACCTCCGAGCCCTCCGCGTATGCCTCCCAGGGCCGGCTCAAATCATGTCCCAGAACAGGAAGAGCGCCGCCGTGATCGCCGCACCCATGGCGCCGGCCACGAGCGCGACGACGAGGAACGCGGCAACGATGGCCCCATCGTCGTCGTCGTTCACTTCACCGAGCGGAGCTTCGCCGCCGGCGACTCGCCGATCGACGTCTGCACAACCGCCTTCGGCTGCGGGCCGCGGTGCTTCACGCGCGCGAGCTCGAGGTACTTCGACGAGTCCTGCTCCGCCTCGCGCAACGCCTTCCACAGCGGGTGGATCCCGACCACATGATTCGACTGCTCAAGCGTCAGGGGACGCCCGGCCTCGACCCACTTGGAACGCGCAAGCACGACGCGTTCGTACGCGAGCTCGTACGTCTCGCGAGCACGCTCGGCAGGGTCGAAGTCAGGCATCCCCGACGCCTATCGTCCTAGCCGGTCAGGTGGCTCGGCTCCGGCGACTTCACGTTGTGGCACATGCCGCCCACCCAGACACGCCTGGTGCCGTCCTTCAACGGCAGGCAGATGTGCTTCCGCGGCGGCGGCTTCTTCGCCTTCGGCTTCGGCTTCGGCTTCGGCGCCTTCGGCTTCACCTTCACCGGCGGCTTGGCGGCCGGCGGCGACGCGGTCGCCACCATCACCGTGACCGTCACCGGCGGCGGCGCCACCGTCGACGGCGGAGCGCAGTCACCGTTCACCGTCACCGCCGCGCGGAACGACGTGTCGCCACGGGTCACCGTCACGTTGACCGAGCCCGTCGTCGTGCCGGCGATCGTCGCCGGCGTCACGCTGTCGGCCGCGAACCCGTCGATCGTTCCGCTCGTCCGGTAGAGCTGGGCGCCCAGGTCACAGATCACCGTCGCCGTCCCCACCACCACATGCGGGGGAGGCGGCGGTGGCGGCGGGGGCGGCGGAGGCGGAGGCGGCGGGGGTGGAGGCGGCGGAGGCGGAGGCTCTGGCTGCGGACATTCGTCGGCCGACGGTTCCTCCTGGCCGACGTCGAACGCAAGCACGAACGAACGACCCTGCGCGTCGGCGAAGAACGCACCGACGGCAGCTCCCTCCGGGATCGAGCTCGTCGAGACGCTGATCGGGTTGTCTCCGGTCTGCAAGATCTCGTCGACGCCGGGAGTCCCGACGTACTTACAGACGAACACCTTCTCCGGCGTATCTTCGGCACTGGCAACGGCCGCCGCGACCAGAACAACGATCGCTGCGACCACGAACGCACGCATCTTCCCCATGAACCGCCGCTCCCCTCAGTTGATTCTGCGGCGGCTCCTATCGGCTCGGCCGACACTTGCAACGTCGAAACCTGTCCGACGCGCGGGAGAGCGGGGATCCTGGGGGCGGGCCAGGGCTGGACCCCTCCCCTCCCCCGCGCGCCGGCCGCGCGCCGGCGGCCCTGGTCGACCCGGCCGGCGGCCCGCAATCCCTATAGCGGCGCCGTTCTCGCCGGCCGGCCGGGCCGGCTCGAGCCCGGCGGCCCGGCGCCGCATCGGCCCGTTTCGGCCCGTTCGGCCCGTTTCCGCGGGCCGGCTCGAAAACGGCGGCCCTGTGCGCCCTTCTAAGGGCCGGCGAGCCGGCCGGCAATGCCCCGGTATGGCCCGTATGGCCCGTTTCGAGGGCTCGGCCGGGCCGGCTCGAGCGCGCGCGCCGGCCCTAGATCGGCGCCATACGGCGGCCCGTTCGGCGCCCGTTTCGGCGCCCGGCTCGCCGAACCAGAAACTAGACCCGGCATCATTGCCGGCGCCCTGCAGGGCCGATACGATTGCAGTGTTAGTGCAATCGACTACCGGAGGGTAGATCTATGGAACGGGTAACGCGCGCGGATCTAGACCGGATCGCCGAGACCGTTAGTAGCGGGCTCGAGCATGGCCGGCGCCTAGAGGTTCAAAGCCGCAATGGCTACTACGGTCTAGACCTATACGGGCCGGCGGGAATGATCGATCTTCTCCATGCCGGCACTAAGCGGGAGGTTTATACGTATCTGCAGGGTATGCGGCGAGCCCTGCTACTGACCACCCCGGACCCGCTATGCCGGTCCTGCCGCAAGCCGCGAAGCGAACACTATCTATACGGAAACGAGGATCTCCACGTTTTCGAAGGGGGGGAATCGTGACTAGCACCCTGCTATCGATCTCGCCGGCGCCGGCACGCACGGCGCCCGTTACCGGTTTCGAGCTGTGGCGCGGGCCGGCCCGCTACTCGCGAGAAGAGATCATTCTCGTGGCTACCGGATACGGGCGCCCTTCCACAAACGAGAAAACCGGCGCGATGGTCCAGACTTATATCCTCGTCGCCGGCATCGATCCTGTGGAAGCTGTCAAGACCGGCGCCGACGGTTCCATATGCGGCGCCGGCGAGCACGCGTGCTCGTTTCGGCCGGCGATCGCCGGGCCGGCGGATAGCGCGGCATGCTACGTAAACAAGGGCCATGGCCCGCTCACCGTATGGCGCGCTTGGACCCGCGGCCGGTATCCAATCGTCGACCCGGCCGCGGCCGGCGCCCGTGCGGCGGATCTAGGGCGCCCGATTCGTATCGGGACGTACGGCGATCCGGCGATGGTTCCGGTCGACGTTTGGCGCCGGCTTCTACAGGGCGCCGGGTCGACCGGCCGGCATACGGGCTATACGCATCAATGGCGCCGGGCGCCGTTTCTCCGCGCGCTGTGTATGGCTAGCGTTGATTCGCCGGCCGAACGGAACGAGGCTCGCGCGGCCGGTTGGCGCACGTTTCGAGTCGGCGACGATATCGGCGCCGGCGAGATCTCTTGCCCGGCGAGCATTGAAGCCGGCAAGCGGACTACCTGCGAGCATTGCCGGCTCTGCAATGGCTCGCGCGGCCCGTCCGATGGCCGGGCCGATATCGCAATCCGTCCGCATGGCGGAGCCATCGCGCTTGAATTGGCGCGCGCAGGGCGCCGTGTGGAAACGATCGGCGACGCGTCATGACGGGCGCCGGTATCGGCCCTGTGGTATGGCGCCCGAAAACCGCGGCCGAACGTGAGACCGTTCTAAAGCTCGCGCGAGATGCGGAGGATAGGGTCCCGTTGGCGCCCGATCTAGCCGCGCGCGAGTATTGGCTACGGGTCGCCGACTACTGGTATCGGATCTACTACGGCGATCCGGTAGGGCGCCCGTAGTCTGGTTCTAGGGCCGGCCGGCACGCGCGGCCGGCCCTATTGCGAGCCTATGCGCGCGTATCGCGATACAGGGCGCCCTAGGGCGCCGATCGCCGGCGGCCCTGTCGCCGGCCCGATGGCGCGCGCCGGCCCTGTTAGGGCGCCGATCATTGGCGCCGGCCCGTTTGCGAGCCCGGCCGCCGGAAACGGCGGCCCTGTAATCGGTTCTAAGGGCCGGCGAGCCATCGGGGCATATGCCGGGTCGCCGGTAATCGGGCCGCGCGCGCGGGCCGCGGGACTACTCGAGCTCGCGCCGGCGCCGCGCGAGCCCTGCGCGCGCGCGCCGTTTGCGACGCATTCCCGCGGATCGCCGGATACTCGCGCCGGCCCGTTTCCCGCTATCCGTTCCCGCGGATCGCCGGCGCGCGCCGGGCCGATGGCTCGCGCCGGACCGATGGCGCGCGCCGGGCCGGCTCGCGCCGGGCCGCCGGCAATCGAAAACCTAGACCTTTGCCGCTACCCGGAAACCGGGCCGCCGGGCTCGCGCGCCGAAACGCGCGGCGCCGGCCGGCTCGCCGGAGGGCTCGCGCGCGGCGCCGACCGGGCCGAACGAGTGTTCCCCCGAACGGCCGTTCTCACGAACGCGCGTTCGGCGAACGGCCGTTCCCCCGAACAGATGTACGCGTAAATCTCGTCGGGGGGGTCAGATTATCGTGCATGTTTTCTGAGGTGCCATAATTTTTTCGTTTTCGCGCAATCGTGGTATTGTGCGGGTGTCCTGCACCACGACGAGAGGATTCAGTGAAGACACAGAGGGAGACCGAGCTCGAAGCCGAGCTGCAGCAGATCCGCGAGGAGCGCGAGGCGCGCGCCGGCCGGCTGCTGACGGAGCTCGAGCCGCTCGGCGCGGAGCGGGAGACGCTCGAACGCGAGCTCGAACGCGTCCGCACCGAGATCCGCGCGAAGGCGAGCGAAGCGCGGTCGGCGGGCGCCTCGGGGCCGAAGATCGCAGCCGCCGCACGCATGTCACACCAGTCCGTTTACGACATCCTCAAGGGGGACGCATGAAGCACTGGAGGGTCGAGATCAACTTCGAGGCGTGGGACGACGAGGACGCCCGACGGATGTTGCTCCGGATGACGAAGCCGGTCGACGCCGAGAGCCGGCTGCTGTACGCGACGACGCCGATCGAGACGCGCGAGCTCGCGCATCCGGACGCCGAGCCGGAGACCCGCCCGGACGAGTGGGCTGGCAGCGACGACCCGGCGGTGGACTCCGACGTCTCCATCTACGGCGCGGGCTCGCAATGATGCGCGCGCTCCGCATTGTGATCCCCGCCGCCGAGGTGCGGGTCGGCGACGAGGTCGAGGTCGGCGGGCACACGCGCGGCGTGGTCGGCTCGATCCGCGACCACCGCCAATGCATCTCCTTCGACCTGGGCGGCACCACCACGCTCGTGCACCGCGACGACAAGGTTGTAGTCACGCTGGAAGACGAAGGATGAAGCGCCTCGCGCTCGTCTCCCTGGTGGTGGTCGCGCTCGCCGGCTGCGGCGGCGACTCGCCGGGCCTCGATCCCGAAGCAAGCCTTCGCCAGATGATCGAGAAGCGGATGGTCGAGGCCGGCGCCAGCGCCACGATCGGCGACATCACCTGCGTCGACGAGGCTGAGAATCGCTGGACGTGTGCGGTCTCCGTCACCGAGGCCGACGGCACCGAGGAGAACGTCGCCGGCACGCTCATCTGCCAGGGCGACGACGCCGGCGATCCCTGCATCTGGCGCGGTCAGCTCGCCGGCGGTTGAGGCTGGGGGGCGGGGTGCGCGCGCGCCCCGTCCTTCACTCCCGAGCACGTCGAGCAGCGCGTCTCGATCGTGTCGGCGTTGAACGGGTCGTCGTAGTGCAGGTGGTCGGCGATCAGCTTCTCGTACGGCCCGAGCTGGTTGCGGTGCCGGCCGCAGTCGACGCAGGTGTAGCCGTCGCGGCGTAGCACCTGTTCGCGCACCCGCTTCCAGGCCGGGTGCTTCCAGATCGCCCGTTTCGCGTTCGTGTTGCGGCGGCGCATGTCGGCGATCGAACGGCCGCCACGGTCGTGTTCGGCGCACCGATTGCCGTTCGTCGTCAGCCGGCCGCAGTCGATGCACGGCCGGGCGGTCATCGGGCGAACGCCGCGAGGATCTTCTGCCAGAGCTCGCGGCAGGCGGCGACGAGCTCCTCCCACGCCTCGGCCGTCGTCTTCGGCCGTTGGCTCATAGCGGGCCGGGGAATCGAACCCCGCTGTCCAGCCCATGAAACTGGCCTCTGCTCACCAGCCGAGTCGCCCGCAGCGAAAACGCTGTTACGCCCCCTGTCGCTCCGCCGCCCTCCACGCCGCGTCGAGCGTGATCATGATCCACTCCTCGACCGACCAGCCGCGGAACTTTGCCGCCCGTTGGTAGCGCGCGACCCGCCGCTCCGACACCAGCTTCTCGAAGTCGACGTCCGGGTCCGCCTCCTCGAGCATCCGATCGCCGCTCAACACAAGCCTCCCATCCGAGCCGGAGCGCCTGTCCCCGAACCCCTCGCTCTTGCGCCGGTACCAGTCCGGCACCCGCTGCTCCATCACGTCGCACAGATACGACTCGAACGAGTAGCCCGCGTTCGATGTCGCCGGGTCGTAGCCGAGTGCTGCGCGCAACGCCTGCTCGACGAGGAACGAGTGCAGATCCTCGTACTTGCCACCGAGCCCCGCCGGCGCACGTCGCTGCGCGTCCTGCGTGATCCGGTGGGCCAGCTTGATGAGCCGGAGCCCATCCAGTCCGTTGTCGCGCAGCGCCTCCTCGGCAGTGCGTGTGACGACGCTCACTGGCCTCCATTGTTGCTGGCGCAACCACGTCTTGTCCAGCTAGGCGATATCGACGATCTTCAGCCGGTGCGTCACCTGCACACCTTCCTTCGGGTCCTCGCTCCAGCCGCGCCTCGAAACGGTCGCGACGACGGTCAGCCGAATCTCTTCGCCGGGCTCCAGCCGGCTCGCGAGCTCCATGTCGTCGACCGAGCTGCGGTCGAGCTTGTGCGGGTCGATCGACAGCATCACGGTCGTTGCCTTGCGGCCGTTCAGCTCGGGTGTCCCTTCGATGTCGTAGATGCTTCCCTCGAAGAGCTCGAGGTCGCTGTCGGTTTGGGTGCTCATGGCCGTGCTCCTTCCGTTCGTCAGGGTTGCCGTCGGGCGATCTCGTCGTCGATCTGTTGCTTCGTTCGCAGCAGCGCGTCGTAGTCGAGCTTCGCGAGCCACCGTTGTCGGGCCTGGCTACCGATCCTGCGCCCTCCGAACGCCATCGAGCGAGCGAGCGCCATCAGCGCCCACCAGGCGAGCATGCCGAGCAGGAAGGCGATCAGGATCGTCACTTCGCGATCCGCCTCAGGGCCGAGAGACCCATCCCGGAGGCGCCTCGGATCTCTTCCCAGGTCGCGCCCGAGCTCCTCGCTCCGCGCACGGCCATCACGACGATCGTCTCGAGCTCGCGCGTCTGGTCGCACGCGAGCTCCAGTCTGGCGAGGCAGCGTTGGCGGATCGCTTCGCGGTCGGGGTCGGTCGTGACCCACTGCTCCGCGGTCACCGCCGCACCTCGACCGGCCAGTCGGGGTAGTACTTCGCGAGCATCGCCTTCAGGTCACCGAGGTTGTGGTAGTGCTCGGTCGTCCGCGCCAGCCTGAGGCCGTTGTCGGCGATGAAGCGGGCGTACCACTTCTGCTTCAGCACCCCGCGCCGAACGATCTCGCACCGCTTCCTCGTCGACGCGTAGGTGGTCATGTCGGGTCTCCTTTCGGCTGGGCTCAGAACTGGATGTCATCGCTGTGGTTCCCGCCGTGGTTCCCGTGGGAACCGCTCTCCGGCTCGGTTTCGGAATCGCCAGCCGAGTGGTTCCCAGGGAGTGGTTCCCTACTACGTAGGGAACCAAGGGAACCACTCCCTGGAAACTGCCCCCCCTCGGCTGTGGAAAACTCACTGGTTCCCTCACTGGTTCCCGGAAGGGAACCAATCAGAGCCTGTGGACAAGCTGGGTCGTCACGGTGCCAGAGCTCGAACGCATGACCCGTCCCGACGTTCACAATCAGGCCGCTCTCGAGCATCTGATCGCGCCGGCGAGTGACGTACTCGCCCTTGCCTCCGAGCGACTCTCGGACGGCCCGCCAGCCGGTCCCTGGGTGCTCTTTCACGAACGTCTCGATCTCGTCCCAGATGCGTTCGGCGCGCATCGGTTCGCTCTCCTGCTCGGTCAGCTTGAAGCCGTCTCCGTCCGCCCAGTCGAGGTGCATGGTGGTCGCGTGGTAGTCGTGCGCCCAGCGCGCCTTCTGGATGTAGAGGCGGGCATGACCATGCCCCTGGCCCTGGAGGTGCAGCAGCGTCTCCCCCACGCCCTCCCAGGCACCCGAGACGCGGCCGGCCTTCGACTCGTGGTGGATCAGCAGGCTCGCGAGCGGACGCAGGGCTCGTTCGCGGACGGCGGCGATCAGGCCGGCGAACGCGCGCACCTCCTGCATCGTGCCGGCGTCGTCCATCCCGAGCTGCGTGACGGGGCCGGCGATCACGAGCTGGATCTCGAGGTCGAACGTGAGCCGCGCGAGCTGGGCTCGCATCTCCGGGTCGCTGTAGGTGAAGCCGCCCCACGGGTGCTCCCAGACGCGCAGCTTGTCGCCGGGGTCGTCGCCGTCCCAGCCCGCAAGCTTGCGCGCGAGCTTCCGCCGGAAGAGCGGCCGTGGCCCCTCGCCCTCGATGATCAGCACACGGATCGGTTCGGACACCGGGATCCCGAGCCAGTCGCGGCCGGTCGCGAGGTGCATCGCGAGGTCGATCGCCAGGGTGGTCTTGCCGCTGCCGCCGTCGCCGTACAGCATCGAGTCACCGCCCACGGGCAGCAGGTTCTCGTCCTGCGAGCCGAGCAACGCGGCGGCCCCTTCTTCCTCGGTTTCGGCGAACTCCGCGATCGGCGTGAGGACCGGTTCGTCGGATGGCTCGGGCTCGGCGAGCGAGGGGGCGAGGTACGACTCGCTCACTCAAACGCACCTCCTTCGGCGATGGCATCGAGGTGCTCGACGGTGACGGTGAGCCAGTCGCTCTTCGGCACCGGAGCTCCGCGCAGGGCGCGTTGGAGTGCGGCCATGTCGAGCCGGCTGATCAGCACCGGCCGGCCGCAGACGATCGATTCGCAGATGTCGACGTCGCGGGCGAGCATGACGGCGGCCCAGAACCTGCGGCTGCGGGTGCGATCCGCGAGCCAGTCCGGGTCGTCGACGAGCTGCTCGATGGGGGTCAGTAGCCCTCCGGGAACGGGTCGGTCTGCGGGTTGGAGGCGTTGAGGCACCAGGCGGGCCGGCGGCGGCTGTGGCCGAGGGCGCGGTCGCGGTCGACTTCGCAGGTGGTGACCCGCTCCTGGTTGGGGAAGCGGATCGCCTGGCAGCCGGGAACGGGGCACGGGGTTGGTGAGGTCCGTGCCGGGTCGAAGAGCTGCGGCTGCTTCACGCGGCTTCCCTCCAGAGCGCGAAGAACTGGGCGGGTGTCAGCACGACGCGGAACTCACCGCCTCGCAGACGCACGAACGTGGCGCCGAAGGTGGGTTCGCCGGTCTGCCGCTCGAACTCGAGCCGCTGCAGCTCGCACTCGTTCGGCTTGGCGCGGACGGCGGCGGCGACGTCTTTCCAGTCGACTACCTGGATCACGGTGTTCGGCACGCCGGCGATGTCGCCGATCTCGTCGCGCCGGCCGGCACCGAACGCGCGGCGGGCGTGGACGCCGAGCTCGTCGCGCAGCAGTGCCTGCACTTCGAGCTCGGCGCGGTCGCCCTTGCGCTTGGCCGAGCCGGTCACTCGGACAGGCGCCCCAGCGCGAGGTCGGCCGTCTGGCGGACGGCCATCTCGTATTGGAAGCCGGTGCCGAACCCGTCGCGCCGCAGCCCGGCGATCCGCCCGAGCGCGGCGCGCAGCCCGGACACCTCGTCGCGGAGCCGGACCACCTCGTCGAACATCAGCAGGTCGACCTGGTCGTGGAAGGACGGGTCGGTCTCGTACATGTGCACGAACCGCTCCCGCTCGTCTCTGGTCGTGATCGGCATCTCACACCTCCTCGTTCACAGGCACCAGTGGCACCCGTCCCTTCCGGTGAAGCGCATGTACGCCGCGGTCAGCGCCTGGCCGAGCGGGTTGCGCCAGTTCCAGACCGCCTCGGCGACGAGGAAGCCGCGGCGCTTGACCGCCGCTCGAGCGTCGTCGGCGTAGCCGTAGAACGTGCCGGCCATGAACTGCATCGGGCCGCAGGCGCCGGAGCCCTGGTAGTTGCAGATGAACCCGCCGGGCGTTGTCCAGCAGGAGCGGCACTCGCGACCGGAGATCGCCCGCAGCCACGAGTGGGTTCCGGGGAACGGCCGTTGGGCGGAGCGCATCGCCCGCACCCAGTTGTCGGTGTTCTCGATCGTGCGTTGCTGTTCCCGCTCGTAGCGGGCGGCGATCCGGTTGATCTTCGAGGCGGTGCGCCAGTAGCGCAGCCGCTCCCGCAGCCGAGGGCATTCCATCGCCTGCTCGAGCTTCGGGGCGAGCGTGTAGCCGAGCTGCTTGCGGAACTGGTCGTACTTCCCGCGGTAGAAGCGGACGGCCTTGTAGGCGGCGCCGCAGTGCGAGTCGTAGAGCGCGGCGCCGACGCCGCCGAGCGGGTCGGGCTTCGGTGCTGCCATCATCGACGGCGCGATGACGAGGGATGTTGCCGTGACTGTGATCATGAGTAGGGCGCGGATTGCTCCGTCTCCTTCATGCGGGTCCCCCGGCTGTTGCCGAGGCTGGATAGGCGCCGCGGTTCGGCGCTTCCCCCCAGGAGCTGCAGGGCGAGCGCGCCCTGCTGGGGACAGACGGCGTTGCCGACCACACGTAGCCGCTGCGTGTGGAAGAGACCTTCCGTCCAGCCGAGCGGAAAGCCCATCAGCCACTCGGCGAACTCGGGCATCAGACGTCTCCGATCGTCAACTGGCCGGGGTGCGGGCTGGCCGGTGATTCCTTCCCAGCGCGCGATGGCGCCGGCCCAGGGTCGGAGCTCCGGGGTGTCGTCGAGCCGCCCGTCCGGAAGGTGTCGCTGAGGCTGACGCCGGCGTTCGCCTTCGAGCCCGGCAGGTTCCTCGAGCCCGACTGCTTCGCGTCCCCGGCCGTCGGCGTGGGCAACAGCAAACAGTCGTCGTCGCTGGTGAGGGGCTCCGGCGTCGGCAGCTCGAAGCACTCCCCAGCGAACGTCATACCCCAGGGCGGCCATGTCGGCGAGGGTTCGTCCCCATCCGAGATGAAGGTGCGCTGCGACGTTCTCCAGCACGACGACGTCCGGTCGTAGAACGCGAACGAGTCGAGCCATCTCGGGCCAGAGGTCCCGTTCGTCGAGGGCGCCTCGTCGAGCGCCGGCAGAGGAGAACGGCTGGCAGGGGTAGCCGCCGTGGAGGAGCTCGACTCGTGGTGTGCCGGCGTCGAGCTCGCGGACGTCGCCCACCACGGGGACGTCGGGCCAGTGTCGGGCGAGCACTCGTCTGGCCGGTCTGGCAGACTCGCACATCCAAGCAGGGCGAGCGCCGAGGGCAGCATGGACGGCAAGGTCGAGCCCCCCGATCCCAGAGAAGACGGATCCGGCGACAGCGGCACCATCGGCCACGTCACCACGGCCTTCTCACTAGTTCGGGTTTACTTGCACCTCGACCTCTCGATGTACTACTATTCCCGTAATGGGAATCCACGAGAGGGCGGGCATGAACACAGCAACGATCGAGGGTCTGAACGTCATCGGTGTCGCGCGGCAGAGCTCGAGCCGGGACGAGTCGGTCAGCGTCGCCGAGCAGATCGAGCGGATGCGCGCGCACTGCGAGCGGGAGGGCGCGAACCTCGTCGAGGTGTACGTCGAGAAGGACGTCTCCGGTGGCAAGCCGCTCTCGAAGCGCCCCGGCCTGAGCCAGGCCGTCGCCGACATCGAGGCGCGGCGCGGCGAGGTCCTGATGACCGCCTACTTCGACCGGCTCGTCCGCTCGCTGAAGACGCAAGCCGAGGTGCTGGAGCGCGTCGAGGCGAAGAACGCCCGCGTGATGACGCTCGACTTCGGGCAGATCTCGAACGGGTCCGCCGTGCAGTGGCTGTCGTCCACCATGGTGGGGATGGTGTCTGAGTACTACCGCCGCTCGGTCGCGGAGCGCACGCACGACTCGAAGCAGGCGTCGATCACGAAGGGCGTCCCGCCGTTCCCCTGGATCACCCCGGCCTACCAGCGCCGGGCCGACGGAACGCTGGAGCCCCATGAGACGAACGCCGACATCATCCGCGAGGCGATCAGGATGCGCCTCGCCTCCGAGCCTGCCTCGTGGACGACGATCTCCCGTTACCTCGCTGACAACGGGATCAAGATGGCGCCCGGATCGATCCAGGCGATGTTCGAGTCGAAGCTGATGGTCGGCGAGATCCACTTCGGCAACTTCACGCCGAACCTGAACGCGATCGACGAGCCGATCATGACCCACGCCGAGCAGCGTCGGCTGCTCCAGGCGAAGGCGGTGCGCGGACGCTACGCGAAGTCTCCGCGGCTGCTCGCCCGGCTCGACATCCTCCACTGCGCGAGCTGCGACGCGCGGCTCACGGTCGACATGGCGAAGCGCGGCAGCCAGCGCACGATGTACGCGTACTACCGGTGTGGCAACTCGCTCTGCTCGCGGCGCGCGATCGTATCCTGCGACACAGCCGACGAGCTCCTGCTCGACGAGGCATGCCGGCTCTCGGCGGAGCTCGTCGGCCAAGCCTCCGACGAGGACGAGATCGAGGCGGCGCTCGCCGACCGGACGGACGCGGAGGCGGCGCTCGACAACGCGATCCGCACGCTCGCCGGGCTCGGTGGCGAGAAGGCCACACGGGACGTCCTGGACGAGCTTGAGGCGGCGCGCAGCATGGCGGTCGACCGGCACGAGCGTCTACTCGCTTCGACGTCGTCGCGGCTTACGGTGCGAACGACGGAGGACCGCGACCGACTCTCGTTCGACGGAAAGCGCGCCCTGATCAAGGCCGTCATCGCCCGCGCTGTTGTCACCCCCGGCCGCGGGCCTGGGCGGATCAGCGTCGAGCCCCGCGGCACGCTCCTCGGCGAGTAGCCGGCGGGCCTCGCGGTCGAGCACCGCCTGAGCCTCGGCGCGCGCGTCGTCGTCGAGGCGCCAGCGAACCGGGCTCACAGCGGCGTCACCTTGACCGTCTCGCGCACTTCGACCTCGACGCGCACAGGCTTCCACGATCGCTTCGGCACCGCGGCGTAGACGGCCGTCTCGTTGCTCACGGTGGCGGCGTACTTGCGGATCGCGCGCTCGGGCGAGGAGGCGGTCTCCTCGGCGACGATCGCGAAGATCGTCCCCGGCTCGTTCGTCGCTCCGAGGATCACGTAGGTGGTCATTGCGGCCGTCCTCTCGGGTACGCGTCGTCGGGGAGAAGGTCGAGCCGGCCGATCTTCGAGAGCAGTTGGCGCTCGTGCGCGTACGGGTCGACCGTCCCGTTCCGCCTGCCGCGGCCTCCGTAGACCGGCGCTGCCTTCGTGACGTCGCGCAGGATCGAGCGCGGCGTCGAGATCGAAATCACCGTGGCGTCGTCGGGCAGCGGCGTGATGATCCGTCGCAACGCGGTGAGGGTGCGGCCTGGTTCGTGCACGGTGTGCTCGTGCTTGTCGGCGTCACGCCAGGTGACGATGCAGCCGTGGGTCTCCTTCGTGCCGCCGCTGGTCTTGCGCCGCCTCTTCTTCGTTGACCCGTTCCCGTTGCGCTTCGCGACACAGCCCGTGCAGAGGAAGCGCCCCTTCGGGTCGAGCGCCGCCTTGTACGCGGCCTCCGTGAGGACGACGTCGTCCTGGCAGCCCTCGCAGATGTACGGGTGCGGCCCGTTGCTCATCAGAGGCTCTCCCGCTCGCGCATGAACTCGAGCCGCTCGATGCGGAGCTCGTCGAGCCTCTCGTTCTGCTGACGCAGCCGCTTGTGCCAGGCGCCCCGGTTGCAGATCCGCCCGTCGTAGGGCGCCCGCAGATGCCAGTCGCGTTCGAGCTCGAGCTGCTCGATGTCGAACGTGATCACGTCGATCTCGTCGTCGAGGATCCGGGCGAACGCCTCCTGGGGGGTCACGCATCCCCCTCCGCCTCGCGCGCCAGGATCGCCTGCTCGAAGCGTTCGAGCCGGTCGATCAGACTGGAGATCTCGGTCTTCGTGAGCTGGTCGCGTAGCGGCGCCCAGTGCAGCGTCCCGTCCATGTCGCCGCCGCCGAGGAAGTCGATCAGCTCCTCGGTCGACTTGTCGCGCTGCGACGCGACGGCCATGTACAGGTTCTCGGTCGTGATGTGGCCGCGTTCGCGCAGCCGACCGACGAGCACGTTGGCCTTCTTCTTCTGCGCGTCGGTCGCTCCGTCCGCGTCCGGAGGGGCGGACGCAGGCTCATCGTCGCCCAGTCCTGCGCCTGCCGATTGCTGGGTCGGGCCGGACACCCCTCCGGACATCTCCTCAGCCGCCGGGTCGGGCTCACCCGCAGGTGCCCCGTCCTCGACGACCTCGGCCGCGGGCGGATCTTCGCTGGCGGCGGCTGCCAGCTCTTCGGGAAACGGTGGACGCTCCGGCGTCGGCACGTTCGGCACCGCGTCGGCGCTCGACTCGGCCGGCACGGCGGTGGTCTGCCGCCGGCGGCGCTTCGTCGTCGCTGCCGGCGTCGTCTTCGTTTCCACCTCTCCGTTGAAGTCGACGTCCCCCTCCTCGAGCTCCTCGGTCGCGTAGAGACCGCCGATCGAGTCGGCGAAGATCAGGCGCGCGAGCTCGGCCGAGGCGCGGGCGAGCAGCATCTGGCGCGGGTACAGCCGCCAGTTCTGCTTCCCGGCGAGCCCGGCGCGCTTCGCGTCGTCGAGCGTCCAGGTCACGGTGCTCGTCTGGTCGGAGCCGCGCCGGCGCCCGGCCACCGTCACCTTGGTGGTGTTCGCCTCGACGATCCAGAACTCGTGGCCGTCGGCGAGGATCTTGGCGCGCTGCCCTTCGGCGGCGAGCGTCGGGCGGCCGTTGATCACCGCGATCTTCGCGAGCGCCTGCATCGGGCCGAACCCGATCTCGTCGCCGTAGAGGATCGCGGCCACGATCGCTGGCGGGTCGTTGCGGAGCCCCTGCGGCACGAACGACGTGTTCGCTACCTGCTTCGCGAGCTCGACGGCGGGCGCCATCAGGGCCACCCAGTCGCGGGTGATGTCCTGCGAACGGATCGGGATCAGGTCGGTCATACGGCGAGCGACTCCCCGATCGCTGAATCCGTCTCCTGCCTCCCGCGCCACAGCGCCACCTGCTGCGCGTGCCGGAAGACGAGGAACGTCTCCTCGCTCGCGTCGACGGGATAGAGGTCGTAGCCGTCGGCGCGGAGCCAGATGACCCCGCAGCGGTCGACGGCCGGCATCGGGTACTCGAGCCCGTCGGAGCCGAGGTAGGTCTCGGCGTTGCGGTAGGCGGCGAGCTGCAACGCCACCTCGGAGTAGACGCCGGAGCCGCCGGTCTTCCAGTCGAGCAGCCAGGTCAGCCCGTCGGCCAGCTTGGCGACGCTGTCGAGCGTTCCCATGTAGCGGCACAGCCGGTTGATCACGACGACCTCGACGAGGAGCTCCTGCGGCTGCCAGACCCGGACGAAGTCGAGGTAGGCGTCGACATGACCGACCAGCACCTCGGGGACGTCGACCTCTTCGCCGGCGGCAAGCTTCTGCGCCAGCGTGTGGACCTGCTTGCCGCGGTTGGCCGCCGCGTCGCGCGTCGCGTAGCGCGCCTGGTTGATCCGCTTGATCCGCTCGGCCGGGCCGACCTTGGCGAGCTCGTCCCAGTTGTCGACGACGTAGTCGCGCGCGGTGTTGAACGCCCAGCCGACCAGCGCCGGCTTCGGCACCCCCTCGTCGAGAACGGTGGTGACGCCCTCGGCCTCGCTGCCGTCGAGTATGTAGCTGTGGCCGCGTCCGCGGTTGACTCGGCGCGTCGCGAGTGGAGCCGGCGTCGCCGGCAGGCGAAGCATCTCGCTCAAGGGGTCACTCCAGACTCGACATCACGACGCCGACCCGCTGCCCCGCAAGGGGGGGTCGCGGAACGAGCGGGACTCCGACCGAAGCGCCGGGGGAGGCTGGCCTTCGAGTCGGGGTGCTACTTGCTCGGCGTCGTGTGCGAGCCTGGTAGAAACCAGACTCGACGAGCCCCCGCGACGAGCGACGCCGAAATACCCGTCGATCGAGGGGCTCGTCCAGTCTGTTCCAGTCACAGCTCGCGTCCCTCTTCCAGCTCACCGTCGTACAGCCAGATGGGGTCCATCGGCGGCCACTTGCGGTGGCCGTCCGCGCGTGCGTTCTCGAAGCTGTCGAATCCGTCGGCGAGACGTCCGATCGTGCTCTCGCTCGGGCGCAGCGTCTGCTCCTCCCGGATCTGACGGATCACCGACTCCGCGACTCCGGAGTGGCGGTGCAGTTCGGTGATGCTGACTCCGCGCTCGATCATGGCCGCGCGCAGTCGGCGCGCCCTGGTGGTGGCGTCGCGCTGGAGCTGTTCTCTTGTCCGACGACTGCGGGGGACGGTGGTCACGCTCCCCGTTCTACGGACCCGCGCTCATCAGGGCAAGACCTCCGCCATCGGAATTGTTGCTGTTTGCGAACGAACGACTGATCCAGATGGAAATCGCTTGTTTACAGCGGTTTCCGACGGATTAGTAGCGCTTTGTACTGTTTCCGATGGAAACCGATTGCGTTTCCATGCCCGGATGTCTACCCTTTCAAACGTCGTCTGACAACCCTCGTTCGCTCGCGTGGACAAGGAGGTGACCCATGACAGCTCACGTCGACGACACGATCCAGGAGGCGCTCAACGAGATCGGCCTCTACCGCGACGCGAAACAGGCGGCGCTCGACCGGCTCGCGCTCGAGGTGCTGCGCGCGCGCAACGCCGGCGAGACCGTGCGCGGGCTCGCGGAACGCTACGACGTTACGCCCTCGGCGATCCACGCCTGGACGCAACGCGGCCGGCATCTAACGGAGACAGGCTCCCGGCCCCAGCGTCGACGCGTCCCCGACAGCTCACCGGTCGCCATACTCCCGGCCTCCGTGCAGTGGCTGCTGCTCGCGATGATCATCGCGTGCTTCGCCCTGCACATCGCCGATCGGATCTGGTGAGACGATTCGGGATACGCTGGGCGCGTCTCCATCCTGGGGGACAGGTTTGCGGGCTCGTTCGCTGCGGCTGCGAGCCCGCTGCCGTTGTCCAGCCTTCCTGTATGGCAATGTTCGCCGAGGTAAACAGAACCCCAGGATGGAGGTAGACGCATGTCACCCACCGCAACTGGTGGATCCCCCGCGGTCAGGGAGATCGTCCGCGACCTAGCCCCCGGCTACGAGCTCGAACCGGACGGCAAGAGCCACTTCAAGCTCACGTACGGCGGCGAGCTCGTCCGCAACGAGGACGGCACCCCGGTCACGGTGCCATCGTCAACGCGGCGCGGCTCGACGCTGCATCGGCTGCGGGAGAACCTCGAAGCGGTCGGAGCCATGAAGACGAAGAACGGCGTCCCGAAGCGCGCGAAGCGCACGCCGAAGACGGACGAGCAGCTCCAGATGGATCGCAGCGAGGCCGAGCTCCGCGGCGAAGAGCGAGTCCGCATGACAGACGAGTTGCGCCGTCGGCTCGATCCGCTGCTCTCCCGCGCCGGAGAGATCCGACCGACCGATCTCGCCCGCGTTGCCGCCCACGTCAACGGCAAGTGGACGGTGGACTCGGCGGTGACGACGACGAGCTACTACCTCGCGGGGCGAGCCCTCAGTGACGGCGAAGTGGAACGGATGATGCCCCTCGTCGAGGCGCTGGAGAAGGCTCCGAGCGCGCGGGCCGAGTGGTTCATGTTGCTCCGCGAAACGCTTGGCCTCGACCAGCCGCAGCTACACGGCGGCGAGGAGTGGCCGTTCAAGGTGAAGCTGATCCCGCTCGATAAGGTCTTCTCGCACTGGGTCGAGGACGGCGGCTACCAGCGCCCCGTCGAGGAGAACTTCGTCCGCGATCTGGTGCTCCGATTCGATGAGCGGCTGGTGGGGACGATCGATGTCTCCGAGCGCAAGGACGGCTCATACGCGGCGATCGACGGCCAGCAGCGATCGGAGGCGATGCGCCGGATCGGCAAGACGAACTGCTACGCGTCGGTCTACGAAAACCTGACGCTGGCCGACGAGGCAACGCTCTTCTTCCACAAGAACCGTGACCGCAGGGTCGTTCACCCGTACTACGAGTTCATGGCGCGGGTCACCGCCCAGGATCCGGTCGCGAACGACATCAAGAAGATCGTCGAGAAGGAGGGCTTTGTCGTCTCCCTCCAGGGCGGCGCCGGCTTGCCGCAGTACTCGGGGAAGCGCGACCCGAACATCACTGCGATCAGGGCGATCGAGGAGGTCTACTCCTACGAGACGGAGGTGCGGCAGGACTGCCTTAGCCCGACGCTCGGCTTGGTCCAGCGCAACTGGTTCGGCCGGCGCGACTCGCTTTCCGTTCACCTGATTAAGGGGGCCGGTCGTTTCTTCCGGATGTGGGGTGACGACGAGATCCAGTGGCAGCATTGGGAGGAGCAGCTCGCGGCGCTGGGGCCAACGACCGTGCTTGGGATGGCCGACGATCTGCACGCCGTGCCGCGCTCGAATCAGGGTCGCAACCGGGCGATCGGCACGAGCCTCGCGCTCGTCGAGATCCACAACCGCGGCTTGCCGCGAACGGAGCGGCTTGATCCGCGGGCGGTGCAGAGCTGGCGGTCAGTGCCGGTTCCTAGTTACCGCCGATGAAGTTGATCGCACCATCGGAGCACGAGGTATAACGCTGGTCGACCATCGCCGCCGGCAGGCGCGTCATGTGGGGGGTCACATGCCTGCCGGTGGCGATGGGATTAGAGCACGATCCGCGCGAGGAGCTCCGGCGGGCAGCCGCGCCTGACGACCCAGCGGAAGTAGCCGATGTCGCTCGATGAGTCCGCGAAGTCGCGGGCCTCGAGGTCGTCCATGCCGGCTGCGACCGCCTCGTCGTACCGCTTGCACCAGACGGCGAGCAGATCGTTGTTACTCCGCTCGCCGTCTGGCTCTTCCATCGTCTGCGCCTATGGACTCACAACTGCCGTCGGGACCACCGCCGCCCTGTCGGGCGTGGCGTTCGGGATCTGGTAGGTGAGCGTCAGGGCCACGAGGAACGCGCTGACCGCGGCTAGCAGTTCACCCTGGCTGATCGCACCGTCCATCTCGTAGCCGGTCGCGAGGACCGCGAGCCCAGAGGTGGCGGCCGAGAGGAACGCCTTGATGATCCCGCCGGCGACGCCGAGCACGTTCTCGGCGAACCACGTCGCGGCCGATCCGCCGAGGATCACCGCGAGGATGTAGACCCAGTCCTGGGTGCTGAGATCGCCGAGCGTCCCGTTACCGACTCCCGACGCGATCGCCGCGACGGACGCCGCGACCAGCGCGACGAGCGCCTTCGTGTACTTGCTGACTTCCGCGTCCATCTAGCTGTCCTCCTTCACACGTAGGACGATCGCGACGATCCCTCCGACCGCGCCCGTCACGATTGCAATCACGGCTCCGACGTTGGAGCCGAGGTAGGCAACGACGACGCCCGCGACGATGCCGAAGATCGAGATCACGGTGAGCGCCAGGATCGCGAGGGCGGACAGCCTGTCCCTACCTGATGGCTCTGGCGGCACCGCATGATCCCGATCAGCCGACCGAGATCGTTCCCGAGTCAAGCACCTCGCCGTTCTCGTCGCGGACCTCGACGAGCGACTCGCCCGAGAAGTCGGACGGGTACGAGAGCACCGCCTTGCCGTCGTTCGGCATCTCGGCGGTGTTGTGCCACTTGCCGTCCAAGCCCTGGGCGTACACCTGCACCATGCCGGTCGAGTCGCCGGGCTCCCAGTTGACCTCGACACCCTTGCGCTCGACGTTGATTGTTACGGCCATGTCTGCCTCCTCACTTCTCGTATGACGCTGGGGGGTACGGTGGATGAAGCTTCCCGTCCGGGCCGAGATAGACCTCCCACGGTTCGCGCCCGTCCATCTCGTCGCTGGGCTTCAAGCCGGGGATCACCGGCTCGGTGCGCCCGCCCTTGCAGAGTCCCGAGTCGTCGTAGCGGAAGCCGCCGCCGTCGACGTACTCGTTGCCGGACTGGGTGCAGTTCTCGCGGATGTTGAACTTGGCGTTCTGGCCGCGCGAGCCGGGGTTGTACGCCTGCGGCGCGAGCTTCGCGACTGGCTTCGGCGGCGGCTCGAGCACGGGCGGCGGCGCGGCGCGGAGCGCGAGGTGCCAGGCCGCCTCGCCGAGCGCGGAGCGTGGCTTCACCGACGACTGGCCGGCGAGCGCCTGGTCGACCTTGCGCTTGTCGACCGGCCCGACGGTCGTCACGTAGCCGAGGCTCTTGCGGACCAGGTCGAGAATCTGCCTGTCGGTGGCGGCCATCAGGCGAGCGCCTCCGCGCGCACGACGACGAGGAGGTCTCGGCGGTAGCCGAGCCGGGTGGCGTACGGCCCGGCCTCGGAGCCGTGCGATGTCCAGATCGACGACATCGTGTTGCCGCCCTGCCGGCAGATCGTGACGTGCGTCGTGCGCGAGAAGTTCGGCCCGTAGAGCGCCATGTCGCCGATGTAGAACTTGTGGTCGAGCGGGACGCGCCGGCGCCGGTTCTCCGAGAGGATCGAGTCGGTGTTCCCGTAGCCGGTGTAGCCGTAGGCGACGGGCGAGCGCACTTTGAACGGGCACCAGTAGTTCGTCCACGCGTAGGCCGAGATCACGAGGCCGGAGCAGTCGGTCCAGAAGGTGCTGGTCGGCGCGTCGAGCAGCGAGGTGAGCGGGCGCGACTGGGAGTAGTGGATCTTCCCCTTGTTCGCCTCGGTGCGCTCGAGGTAGCGGCGCATGACGTAGCGCGCCTGCTGGCGCTGATCAGACGTCATCGTCGTCGTCCTCGTCGTAGTCCTCGTCGTCGAGGAGCTCGGGCGCGTTCTCGAAGTCGACGATCGTGACGATCTCGTCGGCGTCCTCGGGCTTGGCGACGCTGTCGTCGCCCTCCGGGAGAGGTGGCGGGCTGTCCAGGGGGGCACTCATCGCCCCCGCCTATCGGCCCCCTTACGACCGTCCGCGCCAGATGCGGTAGATCTGCGGCAGGAACGTGTCCGGATAGCCGAACGCGTGCCAGAGCCAGTGGTTGGCTGACGAGATTGACGCGACGGTGGTGGTCATCTTGAAGCCGTCCTCGAGCAGCTCGATCTCGCCCGCGTGAACACCCGAGCTGGAGACGGTGTCGGCGTAGCCGTTGGAGAACGACTGGTACGAGCCGCGGTCGATCGAGTCGACGAGGGCGCTCCACTGGAAGTCGGGCGTGGCGACGCCGAACCCGCCCGCCCCGTGTGGACCTTCCCCCTGGTCGTCCGGCTCGTTGGAGATCGAGTAGCTCAGGACGAGGCCCGGCGGGAACGGTGTCTCGCCGAAGCGGGTGCCGTCGACCGCGACTGTGGTCTCGTCGTCGACGTTGGCCGGGGGCGTGGTGAAGCCCGCGTCAGATACCTCGTCGTCCCACGCGACGGCCATGCCGCCGCCGTCCGGGTCGCCGCTCATCGCGAAGTCCAAGAGGCCGTCGCCGACCGGCAGCGCGGTGTTGTTCGAGGGCGTGAGGAAGGGGCCGGTGAAGTGGTTGCTCGTCGTGATGATGCTGTTCGGGTTGCTGTTCCAGAGCTCGTTGATGAACTGCTGCCCGACCGAGTTGAGGTAGCAGGACGACACCATCCCGGCGGCGTGTCCCTCCCAGGTGAGGTCGTTCGTGCCGGGGTAGCCCGCACCGCCGACGAACGCCGACGTCCAGCGATCGTCATCCGTCACCGGCCCTTGCAGTGCCCCGTGGATCAGCGAGGCGTCTGGCTTGAACCCGAACTCCTGCGTGTTCGAGTAGCTGCCGACCATGCCGAGGGTGTGGCGGACGTTGAGGAGGACGACGTAGACGATCTTGTAGCCGCCGCTGGCCCCGGTGTCGAAGCTCGCGGTGAAGCCGGTGTCGGTCAGCGAGACGGTGGCGCGGTAGAGAACCGTCGCCGCCCCGGCGGTCGTGATGTTGAGGATCGCGTAGTTGTCGATCCGGTGCTGATCGCCGCCTGGCGAGAACGCGACGGCGTTCTGGGCGAGCGTCGAGGGGTCGTCGTAGTTCGGGGCAACCATCCCGCGGAAGAGAGCGGTGCCGGTAGTGGCAACCACGGTGTCTTCGGCGGTCCAGTTCGTTCCGTAGAAGATGACCGCCTTCGGCCGAGCGCCGACGTTGACGCTGACGTCGCCGCCACCCGACGGGACGGTGAACGTGCCGGCCTTCCAGTGCGCCCGCAGCGGCTCCACGGGAGCGGCGGGGAAGGCGGCCTCGTAGTGGTCGCGCACCTCGCCGCCGGTCAGCGCCCGCTCGTAGTACGCCGCGGTCGCCATGCTCGCCTGAAGGTCGGGCGAGCCGAGCAGCTTCATCGTCGTCACGGCCGAGCCGGGCGCGGCGGTGCCCGCGTTCGGGGTGTCGACTTCGCCGTTCAGGTAGTAGCGCCACGTCCCAGCGCGGCGCATCACGACGATGTGGTACCAGGTGCCGTTGTCGAGGGAGGCGCGGCTCTCGGCGAGATAGGTCGAGCCGTTGACGACGACCTGGAGCTTCCCGTTCATGTTGATGAGCAGCGCCCAGCCCTGCCCGCCGTTGACGTTGGCGAAGATCACCTGGTGGTCGGCGTCGACGCTCGTCGGCATGAACCACGCCTCGAAGGTGATGTCGTTCATCGCCGTCGAGAAGCTCGACTGCGAGCCGCCCCCGCCGTCCACCGAGATCGCGGGCCAGCCAGCCGCCGGCCCCGGCTGCCCGTAGCTGACGGTGCCCGACGGGACGAACGGGTGCGTGCCCTGCACGAACGGGCCGCTCGTGTCGAGGAAGTTCCCGCTCGGGTCGTCGAGCCGCCAGATCGCCAGCGGGCCACCGGAGCGAACTGCGTCCCAGAACCGCTGCCGCTCGGTGTCGTCGGGTGTCTGGACCGCCTCGACGACGGCCTGCGTCTCGCGCGCGTTCGGTGGCAGCGGGGCGACGATCGCCTCGGCCGCGACCTGCGTCAGGCGGGCCGGCGGCGGGATCGGGGCGACGATCGCCTCGGCGACGGCCTGGGTCGTTCGCGCCTTCCCGGAGGTCGGCGCCACCACAGCCTCGGCCGTGGCTTGCGTGACGCGATCCATCGCCGTGATCTCGTAGATCGCGGCAAGGATCTGGACGTGCTGCGCGGCTGCTGACGCGGTCGCGTCGACCGTGTCGGCCGTCAGCGTCGCGATGCGGAACGCGCCCTCGACGCCGACGTTCGTGTCGGCGGTGCTGCCTGACGTCGCGATCCCCGTGATCGCGGTGTAGTCGGCGTCGTGCGCCGTGATGGTGACGACGTTCTCTTGGAAGAAGCCCCAGAGCAGCAGGTACTGGCGGCTCGTCAGGCTCGACAGTGAGATCGCCGCGGGGTCGCCGCTGGTGTTGTTCAGCACTGCGGTCGAGGCGATGGCGAACCCGGTGGTGCCGAACGTGAACTCGTGCGCCGCCATCGCCTTGGCCGTGCGGGCGCTGCTCGAGGTCGCGTAGATGTTCTGGCCCGAGTTGAGTTGCGTCTTGATCCGGCTCGCGAAGATCGCGCCGACGACGCCGTCGTTCGCTGCCCCGGACGACTCGGTCCGCTCCTTCAGAAGGACGTACTCGTTGCCGGCGTCGTCGGTGACCGCGAGCTGCGTCGTGTCGGCGTCGGCCGTGCCGGCGTTGTCCATCGCGACCCAGACGGCGACGAGGTTGCCGACCTCGGCGTTCGCCGTGACGGCGAGCGCCAGTTGCGTGTCGCTGACCTTCTCCTGGGCGGTGCCTAGAGAGCCGACCGACGCGAAAGCCACTTCACGAAACGACCTTCATGCCGAACTCGGCGGCGTTCACGTCGGAGATCGTCCAGGCGCCGCCGCCGGGCTTCGTCGGCCGGATGTCCGACAGGTAGGCGAAGCTCGTACTGAGCGCCTGCGTCGACCCGTCCTCATCGGTGCCGCCCGACCTTGCGACCGTGGTGATCGTGCGGGCGCCCGCGTCGGTCTTCCTCGCCCGCACATAGGTCACGACGGCGTGGACGGTGCCGGTCAGCGAAGACAAGTCGCCGACCGCGTAGGTGTCCTTGTTGCCGACGGTGGCGGACTCGACGTAGTCGGTGTCGTCGTTCGGCGGAGTCTCGTCGACGAGCAAGTAGTTGTCGGTCGAGTTGCCATCGGAGCCGACGAACTGGGAGTAGTTGCCGTTCCCGTTCGGCAGCAGCGCCTGCACGCGCACGTCGCCGAGGAAGTCGTTCGGGGCCGCGCCCGACTGGTCGAGGAAGTAGAGGTCGTCCATCGTGAAGCTCTGGAAGGACCCAGCGATGCTGATGACCATCCGCCCGATGCTGGCGGTCCCGGCGTTGCGGGTGTCGATCGAGGTGAGCGAGAACTCCAGCACGCCGTCGATCGCGAGCGCCAGCGCCCCGACGGTGTCGTCGATGGTGCTCTTGATCTCGAAGTAGTGGTAGCCGGTGCCGAACGGCGCCCGCGTGCTTGTCGCGAGGATGGTGCCCGCTCGAGTGATGTCGACCTTCCCGTCGGCTCGGGTGTTGAAGGTGAGGTGAGTGTTCCCGGACGCGTCCTGGAGGTTGATCAGGGTCCGCGCGCCGGCGCTCATATTGAGGGCGAACCCGAGCACGAACGACGTCGCCGAAGCCGGGAAGATCTTCGTGATGTTCTGGCCGCCCGAGCTGCCCGAGAAGTTCAGCCCGGCCGTTCCGTTCCGGCCAGCAGATCCGCCGATCGATGAGTCGGTCGACGGTGTCCAGCCCTTCTGGGCGAGGGTGGTGTAGTGATCAAACGAATCGCAGGCGATCAGCGGCATTGGATGTCCTCCTAGGTGGGAAGCGCGTACGAGAGGATCACGCCGAGCCCCTTGCCGCTGGCCGTGTCCACGTCGATCGAGATCAGGTCGCCGGTCGCGACGTCGTCGGTCGCGAGGTTGATCACCGGCTGCGTGGCGGCCGTGTACGAGGTCGTCTCGCCAGCGTCGATCGTGATCGGGGTCGAGAGCATGTCCGCCCCCTGGCTGATGTTGCGGATCTGGACGGTGGTGACGCCGCCGCCGACGGTGGTGATGAACGCGTCGGCGTCGACCAGGTTCATCCCCCCCATCCCATCCTCGATCGCGTAGATGAACTTGCCGTCGCCCGTCGTGACGTTGTCCAGATCGGAGAAGACCTTGATCTCCTGCACCGCCTGCGGCGCCTCGATCAGCGTGATCGTCACCTCGCCGGTCGACTCGGAGATCGCCCAGCGCGCGGCGACGAGCCTCGAGCCGACGAGCACGTCGCGGATCACCGACGCGTCCCGGTCGATCCACCAGTCGGCCGGC